CGGCCGGTGGTGTTGCCCGCGCCGCCCGCGACCGCCGCCGCCGCGACGCCGATCAGAAGGTTGGCGGTGGCAACAGTCGTGCAGCGCTTGTTGGTGTCGTCCCAATAGACGAGCGCGCCGACCGTCCAGGCCTGCGAGCCGATCTTGGTAAGTTCGAACACGCCGGTCAGATCGAGCGCAACATCGGCGGAGAGCGCCGCGTCGTTGGTGGCGACGCCGAAGAGCTGGCCGACTTTCGCGCCCTGGCCGGACGTGAGGGCATAGGGCGCGGGCACCACCACGGTGTTGCCCGCCTGGATGAAGTTCCGCATGGGATGGGTCTCCTTGAATTCGGGTTAAGGTCGCGCCGCCATCAGACGCCGGCGTTGAAGAACAGGCCGCGGAAGTCGATCGCCTTGGCCGCGAAGTCGTGCCTGATTTTGAATTCGACGCCATCGACCTCGAACCCGACGCGCTGGTCGAGGAAGGGCTCGGACTGGCCTTCGAGGCGGCAATACTCGATCGTGTCGATGGTCGCGGGATCAGCCGCCAGCCACCAGCGCTGCGGACCCGCCGTGTTGAAGAGGCGCGGCTCCTCGATCACGTCGAAAGCGTTGGCGTAGGGGTTGACCTGCGACGCCTGCGCCGGCGTCGTCTGGGCGATGATCTTGCGCGCTTCGATTGCGCGCGTGCCCGGCGCCACCAGAATATAGCGCGGGTAGTTGTTGATGATCTGATCGCCGGTGACGCCGGCAGGCGTCATCTCGCGCTGTTGCGTCATCAGTTCGATCGCCTGCGTGAGCGAGGCTTCGGTGATCGCCGCCGCCGTGCCCTGGTTCGTGCGGCCCGCAGCGGCCGAGAACAGTGCGACGCCATCCGCCAGAAGCGGGTTGGCGAGAATCTCGTTGTAGACGAGGCCGCTTTCGAGATCCGAGGCCTTCATGCCTGCCGTGCCGAGCGCCCGGTCGAAGGCGCGCAGATCGTCATTGACGATCGCCTGCCGGGTGAGCGCGACGATGCGGCCGAAGGTGGCGAGGCGATAGGTTTCCCGGCTTTCGGCAATGGTGCCATAGCTGAACTCGGCGCCTTCCATGACCGGCAGCAGGCCGGGGAAGTTGCCGATCTGCGTCGGGAACAGCGGCTTGAAATCGGTGGTGGTGATGCCGCGCGTCCAGCGTTCGAAGGTGCGGGGCGCGGTCGTGTAAGCCTGCCGCAGACGCTTGCCCGCGACGTTTGCGAGGATCAGCGGAAAATCGCTGGTGCCATGCGGCCCGGCATTACGGAGCGCCAGCTGCACCACTTCGTTCGCGGTCATGCCGCGGGTGCGGATGCCGACCTGTTGCAGGGTTTCGCGGGCGATTTCGACCAGCGACATGCCGCGATATTCCCGAGCGCGATCCGGCAGGGCATTCGCCGATGGCGCGAGGCGATGGGCAATCGCTTCAGTGATGGCCTCGCGTCTTGTGACGGTTGCATCGAGCCCGCCCGCCGGGAAGGAGACGGCAGTATGGCCGACGCCGCGCTCATCCCGTTCGGCGAGCTTGTCGAGAATGACACGGCGGGCTTCCTCGATGGCGACGCCGCGCGTGACGAGATCATCGGCAAAGGCGCGCTCGAGGCGGAAGCGGTCGGCCAGGCCAAAGATCGCCGCCACACGCTCGCGCTCTTCCGCGCGAACCTGATCGGCATTCGGTGCGGCAGGAGCCGGATCGGGCGGCGCGGGATTGGCGCGCTCGTTGGCGGCAGGCGCGGGCGCGGCCTCCGGCGCGGCTTCACGGGTCTGGACAGGTTCGTCCATGGCGGCAGTCTCCATCGTTCGGGTGTGGGAAGTGATCAGTTCAAAGGGAAAGGTCGGCGCCTCGTCCGCCGCGCGGACTTGCGCGCCGGGATCGGCGCCGACGGCGACGAAGGATAGTTCGTGAGGCGTCCAGCGTTCGACGAACCATCGTTCAGGTTCGCCGACACGTTCGGGTCGTTCGACGCGCACCTTGTCGATGCGGTAGCCGACCGAGATGTTGCGGACGATCTCGTCGGTGACGAGCGCGAACAGGCGATCGGCCGCTTCATCGACGCCGGGCTTCGGGAAGCGCAAGCTTGCGCGGCCTTCGCCCTTGTCGATCCAGGCGCGTTCGACGACGCCGACGATCGCGCGCGTCGTCCATTGCGAATGGCTGTCGAGCACCGGGGCGCCGGCATCAAGGCGCGAGAGATCGACCGCATCGCGCGAGACGACGAGGATCTCCTCATAGTCGATCGCGGTATCAAAGCCGGTCCAGCGACGGCGGCGCACCGAGGCTCCGGTGGTCCAAACGACTTCGACGGTTCTAGTCTCGGCTTCGATGGAGGCGACCGGCGCAAGCCGGGTCTGCATCGGTAGCGCGTTCCCCATAGGCGGTGCGCCGCGCGAAGGCGGTTGAGCAGGTTTCATGGCGTCCTCGAATTAAGTCAGTCGCCGGGCTATGGCTTCGGCTTGCCCGGTGGCGCGTTGTCGGCAGCGTCGCCGGCCGGATCGTTCGGATCGGGCTGCGCGGTTCCCGCCTTGGTCATCATGCGCGGATCGCTATCGAGCACGATCTTCAGCCGATCGAGAGCCGCGTTCATTTCCGCGATTTCGGCCAGTTGCGAGGCCGGATCGTAGCCCTGCCGTGCGATGGCCTGGGCGAGAGTCATGGTGCCCGAGCGCAGCATCAGAAGATCGGCCTGCGCGTCCTTCAGGGGATCGACGGCATCGAAGCGCGGCGGTTGCCATTCGACCTTGACCACCGGGTTCGGGATCAGGCCGGCGACCCAAGCCGCCTCGGTGAACCAGCGCCAGACCGGTTCGCAAAAACCCGGTATCACCAATTGCCATTGCAAGGCATCGACCATACGGCGGAATTCGACGAGACCGCCGCGCAGGCTCGAATAGTTGACCTGAGACAGATCGCCGGTGAGCAACTCGTAAGGCACGCGGTATCCGGCCGCGATGATGTGCAGTTGCGCCCGAAGCCATTCCGAGACGCCGGCCGTTGAAGCGGGCTGGTTGAACTTGATGTCCTTGCCGCCGCGCGCATAGGCGATCAGGCCGGGCTCGAACTGCTCAATGGTCTTGCCTTCGGCATCGACGACGGTCGGCGCGACACCCTGATCGGCCTCATCCGCGCCGAGCACCACGCCAACGAGGCAGGCCTCGGTTTTCTTGCGGACCAGCTCGGCATTGGTCCAGTCATCGAGATCGCGCATCGCCCGCATGGCCGGTGCGCCCCAGGGCACGCCGCGGCTTTGCACGCGCTGGCGCTCGAAGAGGTGGGCGATGCCATCCGAAGGGACGCGCGCCGAGGTGAGGCTGCGCGACAGCGGCACGCTGGTGTCGCCGGGGTGATCGGGAAACAGCCAATAGGCGCGGCGTCGGCCGATGGCGTCATATTCGATGCCGCGCACGATCCGTCCGCCGTCGGGAAGGGCACCGATCTTGGTGTCGTCGAGGTGATCGGCTTCGAGCAGTTGAAGCTGCAAGGGCACGGGCAGCTTGTCTTCGGTGCGGCGGATACGACGGCGAAGGAACACATCGCCGCCTTCGATCATCTCGCGCACGGCGAGCGTGGTGAGTCCGTGAAAATCGGCGAGACCATCAGCGTCCGATCGCGCTGCCCATGCCTCCCAGAGTTCATTGATCCGGTTGTCGAGGGCATCGGTCCCTGTTGCCGCGCGCGGCCTGATCCCCGCGCCGACGATGTTGTTCACCAGCACCGCCACGGCCTTCGCCGCATGCGGATTGTTGCGTGTCAGATCCCGCATGCGGTCGCGCAACCGCGACGCGCCGGCAGCGATCTCGCCATCGGCGGAGCTTGACGACGAGCGCCAGCCATCGGTGCGCCGCCCGACCGCTGCGCCGTCATAGGCGCGCGCGAGCCTTTCGAACGCCTGGCGTTCCAGAAGCCGCTTACGGGCGGCGCCCGGTGCAACGCTTGCGATGGCGCGGTCGATCCAGTTCACGACCATCAGCGATCACCGCGGCCGAAGCTTGCGAAACCCGCGATGGGGCGCGGATTGCCGGACGTGCTAGCAATCTCGGTCTCGATGGTGCGGATGCGCTTCAGGAGATCATCCGCCGAGCCATATTCGACGGTCTTGCCGTCATATGTGACTCGCAACGTTCCGCCCGCGAAGGCGCGCTTGAGCGCATCGAGTTCGGTCTGCGTCCAGGGCATCGGAAATCCCGCGAGAATTTAGAACCATTTGTCGCGCCGCCCGAGCCAGTCGGAGCGGCGAACGGGAGCGGTCGTGGGCGTGAGGCCGCGCTGATCGACGGGCCGCGCTTCATCTTCAGCGGCAACCCTAAGCTCTTCTTCGAGCGTCTCGAACTTGGCGTCGTCGAAGCGATCGATCCCGAGCAGCCACGCGGCGGCGCGGGCATAGACCCGGCAATCGAGCGCCTCGTTGCGCTCGCGCATCTGCCGCCATTCCAGTTTCGAGAAGCCGCGCCGGTCACGCACCGTCACCAACTGCTCGGCGACAAGCTGCTTCACCCATTCGGCGGTGACGCTTTTCGGCAGGTGCACGAAGCCGTCAGGAAAGGGCATGTCTGCGGCGAGTTCTTCATCGGTAGGGCGGTCAAGCCGCAGGAAGCGATAGGTCTCCGATTTGAAAACGGCGACCGAGACCTTCCAGAGCTTCACGCCGCGCCGGATCGTGCGGCCGTGCTCGTTGACATCGACATAGGTCGGGCCATCGACCGGGGTTGATCGGTCGAAGCCATCGACGCCTTTGATCGCGAGTGCCTGGCCGACGCCGACGCGCCGCACCCAGCTATAGACGGCGGCGGTGTTGCGCCCATCGCCCGAGTCGATCGCAAGCCGCGCGATCCGCATCCGTGCGCCGTTCTCATGGCGCCAGGTCTGGCCGAGCAACGCGGTGAGCTTTCCCCAAACCTCCTCGCGGGAGGTGTCGCCTTCGAGCACAATGTGTTCGACGAGCGCGCTGGTGAGCCTTCGGCCCCACGTCCAGATATCGACTTCGATCCGGTCGTGCTGAACGTCGGCGCCTGCCGTGAGGATCAGGCCGCACCGGGCTACCCTCGGCGCGAAATCTTCCCGCCGCTCGTAGAGGCGCTGCCAATCCGGCGCTTCGCCGCGTTCTTGCCACGTCTCGCCAAGCAGCGTGTTCTTCGCGGCCTTGAGCGCCGCATCATCGCCCTGTGCGGCTTCCCATTCGCGGGCGATATCGGCCCAGCCAAGCCAGCCGACCGGCGAATAGAGCCCCGAGATGTGAAAACCGACGCAATGCGGATCAGCAGGCGTCGCGGTGGCGCGCCATTCACCCGCCGAAAGCATCGCGGTCTTGTGGTGCTCGGCGATCGGCTGATCGCAGCCTTCGCAGTGATAGGCGGCGCTCGCCGGTTCACCGCTGGTCCACTTCAGGCGCTCGAACTTGAGCCATTGCAGCATGCCGCAATGCGGGCACGGCACGAAGAATCGACGCTGATCGCTCGCTTCGAATTCGCGTTCGATCCGCGACAGGCGCTTGATCGTCGGCGTCGAGACCAGAAACGCCTTGGCGCGGTGTCCGAAGGTGCGCGTGCGCGCGATGGCGAGCGCGACTGGATCGCCTTCGCCATCGACATCGCCCTCATAGGCGTCCACCTCGTCAAGGAAGACATAACGCGCGGGCATCGAGCGCAGGCCGACGGCGGAATTGGCGCCGGTCAGGACAAGCTGCCCGCCCGCGAATTTCTTGGCGAGCACCGTGTTGCCGCTATCGCGCGAGCGCGACGGCAGGATCAGCGCCCGAAGTTCGGGGCTTTCGTCGATCAGCGGCTCGATGCGCTGTTGTGACAGACGCTTGGCGAGATCGGTCGTCGGCTGAACGCCGAGGAACGGACCCGGCGCCTGATGGATACAATAGCCGATCCAGTTGTTCCCGGCCTCGGTCGCGCCGACCTGCGCCGCCTTCATGAACACGATCCGCCGGGCCGAACTGCCGGGCGAGAGCGCATCCATGACGCCGCGCATATAGGGCGTCCGGTCGGTTCGATAGCGGCCCGCCTCGGACGAAGCGCGCGAGGACAGAAAGCGATAACGATCCGCCCAGGCCGAAACCGTCAGAGCCGGATCGGGCGCAAGGCCACGGCTCCAGGCGGTGATGATCTCCGCGCGCCCGTCGAAGCCCTCATCTAAGCTCGATGCCGATTTGGCTGAGTTCTTCGAGATGGCGTCGGACATGGGCTTCGAGAACCTGCTCGCAGCGGTGAGGATCGATTTGCAGTTCGGCGGCGATCAGGGCGGCGGCTCGCGCCGGCCATTGCACCCAGGCGTCGCGTTCGCGCCTGGCCAGCGCAAAGACCGTTGAGACCGCGCGCGAGCGATCGACGAGATCGCCCTTGAGCTTGCCAAGGCGGATGCGGCGCTCCTGAGCTTTGATCACCTCGTTGGCGGTGCGCGCCTGGACGAAGGTCATGTTGCCGGCGGCGGGCGCGGGCTCGCCGCTTTCGCGCAGGGTTTCGCGCACGGCTTCAACCGCCGCCATCGGCACCGGACGCGGCGTGCCTCGTGGCGCCGGAGGCGGTTTTGCGACAGGGCGAACCTGCGCGGGATCGGAGCTCGATCCCCAGGCGCGATCCGCCTTCGCAGGATCGATCGTGCCGTCGTCCTCTACCGCGATCCGGCCCGAGGCGATGGCCTTGCGAACCGCCATCTCGGAGACGCCGCGATGGCGCGCATAGGCCCTCCGCGACAGACCCATGGGCTGCGCTCCCAATCGAAAATAATGAGCGATTAGAGCGACTTAGGAGTTGCTCCGATTTGTGTGTCGAGGCTGTCTGCGACCCGTCCTAACCCACGGAGATCGCTCATGAAAAGCCGCCGCAAAGTTCATCCCGCCGACGCCGCCAACGCTGCGGTTCTTGCCCAAGCCGTTCGCTTCGACGTTGCCCTGTTCCTCGGAACCGGACGCTATGCCCGGGCGAGCGCACCGAGCCTCGAAGAAGCACGGATCGAGGCGACGCGCCTCGTCGCCGAGAACCCGAGTCCGTTCGGCAAACGCCTTCCGCTGATCTACGGCGTCACCGCCGAAGGCCGCTCGGCGCTTGTCACTTCGAACTGAACCCAATCCTGAAGGAACACGACCATGACCACGGAAGCCACGACCTACGACAAGAAGTTCAACGCCCAGCGCGGTGCGCAGCGCACCGGGTTAAAGCCCGGCGAGTTCGCAGTGTTCAAGGGGCCCGATGGCCGGTTCGGCTGGCGCGCAATTGCGCCCGCCAGCGACGACCGAGTGCCGATCCAGATCACGGAGCCCGAGCAGGCAACGTCGCCGCCCAGCCCGAAGGCCGGCAAGCGCAAGGCGATCATCGAGCAGGCGCAGGCGGGCGCGCTTCCGGCGGTGCCGGATTTCTCGAAGCCGACCCATGCACGGTTTCGGGCGAAGCTTGCCAAGCTGGTAGCGCTTGCCAAGGCGGGCGATGTCGAAGGCCTCAAGGCCATCGAGATCAATCCGGTTTCAACGAGCCCGAAAGCCATGGCGCGCTATCGCGATCTCGTCATCGTGGCGCTAGAAGCGCGCGCAAAAAAGCAATAGCATGGGTGGAACGAGTGACCGTGTATCAGCGAGCGATTCCATGTGGGTTTCACAAACATATCTGACAAACCTTAGAGCTGATGGCGCGGTTTCCGCTTACTTTCTGTTCGAGTCGTATAGAGATGACCACACCAGAGTCGAACGATCGATACGCTCAAAGCTTGGAAAATTGGCATTGAGCTTTGGGGATGATGCTCATGTTTTCATCCCATCGACTGAAGCTAAAGCTTCAATTGAAAAAGAATTCAATGAATGGCTTCATCAACGCGGGCTACAAGGTATCGAATTGCCCGGAGTTCTGGTACTGCAACATCCGATGAATGATCAAAGGTCGCTCAAAGGGAAAGCAGTTTTCATATCGTTTTCGGAACTCTTAGGCTGTAAACCCATAAACGGCCGCATTGGATTCCCTCACAGCGGCAATCGTGATTCAAGCTCCTTTTCGGGAGCTTTGCGATGGGTCGCTATGATCTGACGGATTTCGAGTGGGAGGCGATC